TCTGACTCGCGCTTCGCCACCAGTCGTAGCCCTTCCTTGTGCATTTTGCACTGCCGTCGTCACCGTTTACCATGATTGGTGCGTCCTTGAGGCTCAGTTTTCTTCTCTGATCCTTTTCGCACGCGACCCTCAGGACGGTGGCGTTGGCAATGCACAATACAGGAAAGCTGACCACAGAACCCATAAGCTGTCCCCGGGTCTGGTCTTTGAGTTGCTCGGTGACCTGCCCGTCTGGGGAGGTGACTGGTACCATGATTTTGTGTCCCGTCAGTGCTTCGAGGAATTTCCTCCGCTCAACCGGATAGAGTTTGAGTCTGTCAGAGATTCGATTTCCGATTCTCTCACTTACCCAGCTCCACAGGTTGTCCGTAGCGGCCTCGTAGTCTCCACTGAGGAACCCTTGTTCTGGTCCCAGTTCCCTTCCGAGTCGGTCGAGCAGGTACTTTGCTGTCACACCCTCATTCCCGATCAGATGGAATGCAGGATGTCTCCGCAGAGTAGTGTGACACTTTCTCCAGATTCCCCGCAGCAATGTTTGAGTGAATGGTGGACCCTTCGTGATCAGTCGAATCTTCAGGGCTTCTGCCAACGCTACTGGTTCTACTATTGGTTGCTCTATTGCAGCAGCACCCAAGAGTCTGATCCAGAATGTTTGCCAGACCTGTTGTCTTTCGCTGGTCCAGTTCCAGGGTTTTTCTGTCCACTCTTCATTGCTCATCTCTTCGTTCTCCCAATATCTCTTCTCTCTCTCTTCTGCATTTGTCTTTACCACTTGGTATCCCCCCGCTACTCTGAGTCCTTTCAGCAGGGTCGGGTGTTCTTGGATTGCGCCGATTGCACCCCCTTCCTTTCGGGAGTTGATGTAATTAGCGCTGGTGCTAGGGAATACTGCTGCGGTTCGTTCCTCTGTAGTGTAGGTGATTTCGTTGAAGAGCTCGTCTACCGTCCTGTCCAGTTCTCTCTCCATTTGAGACCTGGTCACCAGGACGTTGTCAAGCTCGTCTTCGTCATTCACTTCCGCCCAGTTGGACGAGATCGCCGCTTCCCCTGCATTTTTGGGTTCGGGTGGTGGGCTCGTGATGAAAGTTCGGAATTCCGTCTCTTTTTCCTTGAGTTCAGCCTTTCCCGCCCTTGGCATTCCCTTCTTCGCCTGCTTCAAGCTGGCGAGGAGGGAGAGCCTTTCGGCAGGATCCGCGGTACGCTTCAGAAACAGATGGTGGAATCTTCCGAGCCGACCACCTACAAGGTGAGCGGGGTTGTCCGGGCACATCCCACTTGGAGGTTGTGGCAGCGTCTGTTTTGTGTGGTACGCGAAGAATGCGG